CGAGTTCCTTCATCTGCTGCGTCAAAAGCCTCGCGTACTGCCTTAGAGTAATACTGTGGCATATTAGTACGGGCTAATTGATAAATCTTTTCAGAAGCATCTTTGCCAAGTACGTCAAAGAACCCATCGTTAAAAAGTGGTACATAAGAAAACTTTTGCTTAAAACGATCTAAACGATATTGTATTTGTTCTGTAGAAAATCTAGCCATACCTTTTGGTTTAACTTGTTTTAATCCAGTAACAACCTCTGCTCTACCTGTTTCGGTTGTAAGTTTTGCAGCAATACCATCGTTAGTTACTGCACCAAAATACAATGCTTCAACAAGTCTAGATCCTACTTTGTCAATATCAAGGACTTTGTTTACAGTTGTTAACGCTGCAATACGAGCCTTGCGAGATACGTCTAAACGTGGGATAAGCACACGAGGACGACCTGGTTGACCTTTTAATATTTCAACCATTTGTTCAGAGTTTTGAAAATAAGCCTTAGCAGTTGCAGCATTTGATACCGGAACTGATAATTTATTCATCTCATCAATTACTGATGGACCAAACTCTGGTGCAATAATTTTTAATCTATTACGAGCAGCAACTGCGGCTTCATTTTCACCTGCTTTTTGAGCAGCGCGAAGTTTAGAAAGTTCAGCACCATAATCATCCCAAAAGTTAGCTACCTTTGGTTCTGCAAATACTTCATCTAAATTACGTGGATTTAATGGCCCTACTTGCCACCATCTGGTTTTACCAGCGGTACCAAGAACTACATCCAAAGAATACTTAGCAGCATTAACTGCTTTAACTACCTTACCAGCCGCAAGGGTTGGATCAGAAAATACTCTATAAGCAGCATCAACAGTACCGGATACTGCACGATAATAAAATCCAGATCCTTCTAATTGCTTAGGTGTAACTAAATTTGCAATTTGCCGACCAGGAGAATACTTTGCAGCATTAACTGCATCTAATATGTTTTGAAATTTATCTTCTTCTGAGCTTTTTCCGGCAATAGACGCGGCATAGGCTTGTTGCGATGGAGTTAATGTTTGTCCTTGAACAAGTTTTGCTAAAGGAGTGCCAGCAGCTACTGCCATAGCAACTGTTACTTCATCATCGCCAAATTCATTTTTAGCATTAGTAATGCGATTTGGATTAAATACCTTGTTGCCATTATCATTAGCTATATCCCAAGCATTACCAGCACCAAATATAGGTTTGTTTTGATCTAAAGCTATTGCTTCTGTGCGATAAAGACGAAGCATAAGGTCAGATGCTTCACCCATTACCTTAAACGGAAACACTACAGCCTTTTTGGCTGCTCCTATTACATTACCAGCATAATGAAATGCAGTTCCAATAGGATTGTATTCTTTAGTTACAGTTGGATCTTCATTACCAAATGTTTGAACTAAAGATTGTTGTTGACCTGCTGGAAGATTATTGTATTGCTGTTGAGCAACCGCTGATGGTAATTGAGTTAATTGATTATGTACGGCAAAGGCTTTAGAAAGAGCGTTGATACTTTCTAATTCTTTTCCTGTAACACCTGCGGCTGATGCCGCTGCTTTTAGATTAGAAGCCACTAAAGACCTCTTGAGAGCATCTGTTGATACATAACAGCAGTCTCACCTGTTGGGTCAAATGGAATCATTTTTGCTAAAGTATCTGATAGTTTTACGGTTGAGGTCTGCATACCAAGTACGTTAGATCCAGGTCCTGGTCCAATATCTACACCTGTTGTTATAGGTTCATTTGGTCGTTGAGTTGGTGCGCTAAAAGGAATTGCTTGTGGTTGTATACCACCGGCACCACCAGTAGCTGAAAGCGGAGCGCCTGCTTGAATAGCGGCTGTCTCAACACCTTCGCCGTAACCGGAAGATGGAATATCTCTTTGTGGTTGACGCATATCGCCAGGACCACCATCTGTACGTTGTGAAAACTTACCTGGACCGGAGAAAGTTGCTGGATTATTAGGCTTTTGGTATCCGCCTTTACCTGCCATTATTCCTCCTTCATCATTTGTTCTAAGTCTTCGTGCATCTCATCTATGCGAGATGCAAGTTCTGATTCAAAATCAGTGTGTTTATTTAATAGCCAGAGTAGTTCCTTAAAGAAACCTGCGACTGACATTGTTATATTAAAAAAAAATACTATTGATAACATTCCGAAATGAATAGGACGTACCGGACGATTCATTTGCACCCTCCGGTACGCACTATTGAAAACAATTAAGCCTTCTTTCCTTTGCGACCTGCTGGAGCGTATCCAAAACTTACTTCGCCACCTGCTGGTTTGGAGTGATCCATTTTACCTTCGACTACCTTGCTTACAGGTGCCGGTGCTTGTGATCCTTTATTCATATTCCACCTCCTAGTTATGCTGCGCCACCAATGGAGGCTAGTAGTTGTGCTATATCGGGACGGGCTTGTGGGCCAGCAGCAGGGGTTGCACCTTGAGAGGGAGGAACCTGCGAGGCAGCGGTGGGAACCATACCTGCTGCTGGAACTTGCTCTGCTCCCATAGGCGGCATCTCTGGTGCTGGCGGTGGAGCAAATGCTTTTTCTACTACAGTTTCTAACTGCTGACCTTTTTGACGGCCTGCGATAACTGCTGCAATACGAGTGATAGCCTCAGTAGGATCTTGTCCTGCTGCTGCCATCTGTGGAATAGATTGTGCGTACTGTGCAACTGCTACTCGCAGTGAGTCACGCATCTCTTCAATATCAATTCTTTGTTCTTCTTGGGTTACGTTCATATCAATTGGTAGTTCACGACGAGCATAGTCGCGGGAAACTAACTTATCGCTACGCATTTGTAGTAATGCGATAACTGCGCGGTTAGGATCCATACCAGACATAATGCCGTAGCGAACATCAATAGCATAATCTTTGTTGATGTCTCTTGATGGTATGTATTTTAAGATGTATGGAGTTCCATCATCAATACCACGAATAGTTTTTTGCATTGAACCAAAAACTACTTCATCTACTTCTAGGCAGAGTCCAAGCAATTCAGTAAACAACCGAGCGAATTGGGCTTGCGCAGATTTAATCTGCGTATCAAAGCCTTCTTGTAGCGCCTGGACTCCACGACCTGTAACGACAGATGCGTTGATCTGCCCTGAACGTGTCTCTGGATAACGAGCGCCGAGACGAAGCTCGCGCTCAAGTACACCAGACTCAGCAAATACACCCTGCGGAAGTTCTAATGGAACTCGACGGATTAACTGTGGGTTTGCTGAACGAAGAATAGCGTCAGGTCCAAGTGCCAACTCCTGCACATCTTGTGGAATAGCAATCGGTGCTTGAATAGATTTTTCTGCTGCTTGAATTTGTAAGACTGCAAAACGAGCGCGAGCAAGTTGTACTGCTAGTACATCATCAAACTGTCCACGAGCCTCACCGTCAATGGAGAAACGCTGTGCCACACGAGCCATACACTTACCAAATTGGTTTGGTGTATTAGCAAGAACTAAGTTGTTACGACTTGGAAGGAAGATCATATCTTGCTCTTTGTCGTGGTAACGAACCATATCAATATAGGTTGCGCTTTGTCCGTACTGTTGGCGTGGAAGAATATCTTTTGCAAACTCTGGATACATAGCAGCCAAAGTCTCAGGGTCCATTTGAACTACTTGAGTTAAAGATACAGTGCGACCAAAACGATCCATCTCTGGATAAACGCCAAATGGATTAAGCAAACGAATCTTTGGTGTATTTGTTTCGTAATCTACTTCAATAATACCAGGTAACATACCGTAGGTATTAAACCAATCTGCACCGGAGTACATTTGGATCTGTAGTTCTGAGGAACTAGAGTAGTAGTTTACAATCCGAGTGCGGGTATCTGCACTCTTACGAGCAGCATCAGAGACCATATTGGATGCAGAACAGTTGAATGATGGCAGAGGTGCCATCGCTTCAGCTAGATCACGAGCAGCAACATCAATAAAGTTTGCGACTAAAGGTTTTGGGTAGTCCTCGGAGAACATCGCTGGATAAACTTTACCAATATCGCCTTGACGTACTGATAGTACGTCACGCATCCTTTGGTCACGAGCAGCATAGCGCGTTTGAAGACGCGATACCTTTGCTGCTACTTCTTTTGCTGTTAACAAATTAGTTCCTTAATTAAATGTAATTTTTGTATCTTGGTATGTTTGACGCAATTTTTTAAGATCTGCTGCTAATTTTTTATTGGCATCAAGTAAACCTAATTCACGATCTGATGGTGCGCCAGGTGATCTAGGTTTTTTTGCAAGTTCTGCTGCTCTTTGAGAGTTGCCTTTTATTCTTGCTTCAGTCTCTTTAATTTGTTTTTCTAATGAACTCATATCTGTTTTACGGGTTGTTGTTGCTTTTTGTTGTGTTGCAAGTTTTGAATCTCGTGCTAATTGATTTGCTTTAGTTGTTGCCTTTGCTGCTTTTGCGCCTTTAACTGCTTTAACTGCAAGTTGTGCGCCTTTAACAACTTTGCCTGGACCGGCAACTGTTAGAGCAAGGCCAGCCACTCTTTTTGCATTTTCCTTTGAAGGCAAGACAACCTTCTTATTAGGATTAGCGGCAACACGTTTTTTCTCCGCAATTAAGGCTTTGCCGCGAGTAACGCGGTAATCTTCTTTTTTAGGTGCTGGCATATTAATTCCTTACTTAGTATTTCTTTTAGCTTGTGCTTGTACACGACGATTAGTACGTGATGCTTCTCCGTATGGCTGCGCTGCTTTGCGTGCAAGGACTTTTCCAACTTTTTGTTCTTTTTCACCCATCGCTATTTTATCATAAGTGACTTGTTTGTCACTTGCATACTGAGGTGTTCTTAGTTCTTTGTAGCCTGCTGTTACGTTGGATCTTCCACTTTTTACAATTGCTTTGGCTTTATCTACTGCGCCTTTTTTCTTTAATAAATTTGTTGCTGTTGCATTTGCAGTAGTAGGTTTTGCTTTTTGTTTTGGCATATTTGCTTTAACTTCTTTAGCAAAATTAGGATTTGCCTTTAACAATCTAGAAAAAGGCGTATTTACTGCTGCTTTCTTTGGCGCTACCATTTTGTTCTCCTTGGTTAGATGAATTGTTTTTTCTGGTCTTGTTGTGCTTCTAGCAGGTCTTCTATATTTACTACTGCGCGTTTGCTTAACTCTGCCCTAGACAAGAATGGGTTTTTCATATGGTGTACGTTGTTGTTACCATAATTGATAATCTCTCTTGCTCTGATCTCACAGAACCAAAGAGCCATCACCATATCTGTTTTACCTTTTGTGGTGGGCGACCAAGTAACTAACTGCTCAATCATTGACTTAATGTTCTCAGTCTGGTCACTTGGTAAATGTATTAAGTTATCTCGATGGTGTTTACCATCTTCCTGCTTAGTGCCAAACAAGGTGGACATAGATGCCACACCAAAGCCGGAATCCCATTTGTTATTACCAGTATGGTGTTCTCTTAATCTCACACCACGATTAGCTAGGTATTGCCTGATACCTTCATCTTGAGTAAGGAAAGCCTGAAAGGCGTTCTTCTCAACTATCCACTCACTGGGTGCATAGGTAACAGTCCA